GCGCGAACTGCTCGAGGAGAAACTGGCAGAGAAGTTCGTCGGGGCGATGAACTCCGGTCGGCCTCTGATTCTGGAGGGGGGCTCCAAGTGGGAACAGCTCACGATCAGCCCGGAAGACGCGCAGATGCTGCAGTCGCGCGGCTTTTCGGTCGAGGAGATCTGCCGGTTCTTCGGAGTGCCGCCGTTCATGATTGGCCACACGGAGAAGTCGACCAGCTGGGGGACGGGTTTGGAGCAGCAGACCCTGGGCTTCGTCAAGTTTACCCTGCGGCGCCGGCTGAAGAAGATCGAGCAGGCGCTGCGCAAGCAGCTTCTCTCGCCGGCTGACGTCGCCGCCGGGATCACGATCGAGTTCAACATTGAGGGCTTGCTGCGGGGCGATAGCGCCGGGCGCTCAGCGTTCTACACCGCGGCTCTGGCGGCTGGGTGGATGACCATAAACGAAGTCCGCGATCTGGAGAGCATGCCGCCGGTCCCCGGCGGCGATGTCCCGCGCATGCAGATGCAGAACGTTCCAATCACCCAGGCGGGCAACAACCCCGTCGCGACACCGCCGGCCTAGGAGGTCAGATGCTGAAGCAAAAGGATTCGGGCCTCGGCTTGGAGATCAAGGCCGTTGGCGACGACGGCACGATCGAGGGCTACGCCTCCGCGTTCAACGTCGTCGACAGCCACAGTGAAGCGGTCGCCCCCGGCGCCTTTAAGGCCTCACTGGCCAAGGCAAAGCGTGACAAGCGCGCGGTCAAGATGCTGCGCGGCCACAACACCGATCAGGTCATCGGCGTCTGGGATGAGATCGTCGAGGACGAGACCGGCCTGCGCGTGACGGGCCGTCTGCTTAAGGACGTGTCCGGCGTCGCCGCCGAAACCTACGGCCTGATCCGTGCTGGTGCCCTGGACGAACTGTCCATCGGCTACCGCGAGGTTGCCACCAAGAAGGATCCGGCGCTGCCAGGCGTGTTGGTCCTGACGCAGTTGGACCTCAAGGAGGTCAGCGTTGTGACGTTCGGTTCGCTGGGCCGGTCGGCTCGCATCGATACCGTCAAGTCCATCCTGGAGGCCGGCAGCATGCCGACCGTCCGAGAGTTTGAGGAGTTCCTGCGGGATGCAGGCGGCTTCTCGAAGAGCCTTGCTGCCGCCATCGCGGGCAAGGCCGCGCCGCATCTTCGGGGGGAGCCCGAGGCAGAGGCCGATGATGCAATCCGGTTTATGCAATCCCTGCTGACCGGGCATTCCCCCACCTAGATCCGGAGGACTCAATGTCCGACACCAAGACCGCCGAGCAGCTTGCCGGCGAAGTGAAAGCCGCGTTCCAGACGTCGCTGGATGCCGTTAAGGCCATCGCCGAGAGCGCGGTGGCCGATGCCAAGGCGAGCGGTACCATGAGCCAGTCGGTTAAGGAAAAGGCCGACGAGGCGCTTCTGAAGATGAACGGCCTGAGCGAGCAGCTTGCTCAGGTTGAGCAGAAGCTCGCCGCAGGCATCGGCGGGGCTAAGGAGGAGGTCAAGTCCGTCGGCCGCCAGTTCGTCGAGGATGAAAAGGTCAAGGCCTTCCTCGCCCAGCACCAGCCGCGAGGGCGAGCCGATCTGCAGATCAAGGCGACGCTCACCTCCGTAACCACCGATACCGCTGGAGCCGTCGGCGACGCGATTCAGAACACCCGGCTCCCCGGCATCCTGCCGCTGGCGCAGCGCCGCATGACCGTGCGTGATCTGCTGTCGCCCGGCCGGATGGACGGGTCGACCCTGGAGTACGTCAAGGAGACCGGCTTCACCAATAACGCCGCGAACGTGGCGGAAGGTGCGGCCAAGCCGTCCTCCGACATCAAGCTCGATCTCGTGTCGACCGGCGCCAAGGTCATCGCCCACTGGATGAAGGCCAGCCGTCAGGTGCTGGAGGACATCTCGCAGCTCCAGTCGATCATCGACCAGCGCCTGCTGTACGGTCTGGCCTTCCGTGAGGAGGCGCAGCTTCTGAACGGCGACGGCACCGGCCAGAACCTGCTGGGCATCATCCCGCAGGCGACCGCCTACGCCGCGCCGATCACGATCACTGGCGGCACCAGCATCGACCAGATCCGCCTCGCCATGCTGCAGGCGGCGCTGGCCGAATACCCGGCGACCGGCACAGTGATGCATCCGAGCGACTGGGCCTTCATTGAGACCATGAAGGACCTGGGCGGCAACTACCTGATCGGCAATCCGCAGGGCACCCTGCAGCCGACCCTGTGGGGCCTGCCAGTTGTGACCACCCAGGCCATCTCGGTCGACAAGTTCCTGACCGGCGCCTTCAAGCTCGGCGCGCAGGTCTTCGACCGCTGGCTCGCGCGTGTCGAGGTCGCGACCGAGAATGAGGACGACTTCATCAAGAACCTCGTCACCATCCTCGCCGAGGAGCGCCTGGCCCTGGCCGTCTACCGGCCGGAAGCCTTCATCTACGGCGACTTCGGCCGCGTCTGATCGTCGGCTCATCAAGGCGGGCGGCCCACGGGCCGCCCGCTCTATGAACCGAGGGAGTAGCCCAATGGCTCAGTACAAAGTCCTTCGCCGCCACGACGGCGACAAACCCTACCACGCCGGAGATCTGCGCGAGATCGCGGAGGCCGAGGCCAAGACGCTCGTCGATCTGGGCGTGCTGGTGAAGGTCAAGGAAGCCGCCCCGGTCCAGAACAAGGCCGACAGCGTCCCTAGAAACAAGCGCGGCTCCAGCAAGCCCACAATCTGAAGGAGAGCGCCATGGTCCAGACCAAGCAAGAGGCAAAGCGCAGCTACGCCGGATACATCGGCTTCCTGGGCGGCGTGCCCATCGCGCCGTCCAACACCGTGCTGCCGGCGATCACCGGGACGGCGCAAGTCGGCGCCGTGCTGACGTCCACCACCGGTACGTGGATCGCCAGGCCCGGCGCGACGTTCGCACGCCAGTGGAAGGCGGCCGGCGTCAACATCGTCGGCGCGACCGGCGCGACCTATACCCCGCTGGTCGGCGATATCGGCAAGGTCATCACAGTGACGGTTACCGCCACCAACACCCAGAGTTCCGTCGCCGCGACGAGCGCCGCGACCGCAGCCGTGATTGCAGCCTGACATGCGCCTGTCCATTCGTCCTATCGGGATTCCGGCCCCGGTCCTGACGCTAGAGGACGCGAAGCAGCATCTGCGCCAGGACAGCGGTGACGAAGACGCGACGATCCAGCGGTGCATCAACGGCGCTGTGAAGATCGCGTCCAACCACATGGACCGCGCACTCGGTCTGCAGACTTTCGCAGGGTCACTGCATGGCGGTTTCGGTTGCGGTCCAATCGAGATCCCAATCCTCCCGGTCCGATCCATCGATAGCGTCGAGTACGTGGACCAGGATGGCGTCACGCAGACGATGCCGGATACGGATTACACCCTGATCGATCGCGGCGAGGACATGCCAGCGTGGCTGGCTCTGGCCTATGGCGCGGCCTGGCCTTCCGCTCGATGCCAGCTCGGCGCGGTCACCGTCACGCTCACGGCCGGTTACGACGATGCCATCCAGATGCCGGACGACATCAAGGTCGGCCTGCTGCTTTTGGTCGGCCACTTGTTCGAGAACCGCGAGGCGGTGAATACCGGCAACATCGTGACCCAGTTCCCGTTCGGGGTTGAGTTCTTCCTCGGGCCGTCGCGCGTGCTGAGAGTCTGATGCGCGCTGGCCGTCTCCGCAACCGCTGCCAGTTCCAACGCCAGGTCGAGATGACATCGCCGATCGGAGAGGCTTATCTCGGCTGGGAAGTCGTGCTCGAGCGTTGGGGCGATCTGCTGCCGCAGCGTGGTCGCGAACAGCTCGCTGCCGGCCGGCTCGAAAGCTCGAACCTCGGCACGCTGCAGATCCGCTGGTCACAGGCAGCGACCGATATCGACGCAAGTCACAACGTGCTGATCGACGGCGTCGAATACCAGATCCGCAGCATCATCGATCCGGATCGCCGGCGCCGAACGCTCGAGCTCGTCGTCGAGACCGGCATCGCCCAATAGCCCCTTCCTGAAGGAACCCAGTCATGTCCCTGCGCCTCGTGGCGTCGGCCGCCGTCCGTGGCTTGCTGACGAGTTCGGCTGACCTCGGAACGCCGACGTTCAATCTCGACATGCCGATCACGCTGAAGGAGTTCGGGCCTGGCGCATCAGCCGGTCAGGTTGCCAAGCTGTTCAGCGACACACGTACGCTGGCGGCGTCGGCGACGGAGAGCCTGGACCTGTCCGGCGCGCTGGTCGATGCGCTGGGTCAGCCGACCGTGTTCACCGTCGTGAAGATCCTGCTGGTGAAAGCGAGCCCGGCGAACACGAACAACGTGCTGGTCGGCGGTGCCGCGGCGAATGCCTTTGTCGGCCCGTTCGCGGATGCGACCGACATCGTGTCCATCCCGCCCGGCGGCTGCGCGATGTTTGTGCATCCCGGCGCCGGCTGGACCGTGACGGCGGCGACGGGCGATCTGCTGAAGATTGCGAACTCCGCCGGCACGACTGGCGTGACCTACGACATCGTTGTCGCCGGCTGACCATGGCGACCGTCGAGGGCCTGGACAAACTGAACCGCCGACTCGCGGCGATGCCGGCGGAGACGAAGCGCCAGGTCAGTGCGGCGATCGAGAAGTCGGCGCAGGAACTCGTTGCGCAGGCAAAGCGGTTCGCCCCCGTCGAGAAGGGCGATCTCCGCGACAGCGTGGAATGGCACTGGACGGGGCAGGGCGACGATAGCGGTCTAGGTGCGGCATCCGTATCGAGGCAATCCGTGAAGGGTGCCGAGAATCTGTCGGCCACGATCACGGCCGGCGGCACGCCGCAGGGTGGGCATGCCGGCTGGGTCGAGTTCGGCACGTCTGGCGGCGAAGGTCACGCGGCGACGCCCGCGCAGCCCTTCTTCTTCCCGGCATACAGGCTGCTCCGCAAGCGCATCCGCACCCGCATCGCGACGGCGCTGAGCAAGGCCATCAAAGCGAGCGTTGGCAGATGAGGACCGATCCCGATGGCAGCTACGAACTGCAGGCCGGCATCGTCGCCCGGCTCATCGCCAATGCCGGGCTGGCCGCTCTTGTCGCCAACCGCGTCTACGACCGTGCGCCGCAGAACGTCGTCTTCCCCTGGGTTGAGATCGGCGAATGGCAGGATCTGCCGTTCGAGGATGGCGGCTGCATCAACGGCCTAGAATATTTCCTGACGATCCACG